AGCTATTATTCCTAGTGTTATTAATACCAAGTTCCCGTATGCCTGGTATGATAGTTTATCTAAATCTATCATGGTTTCTTTACCTCTCTCCTAGCATATTATCTTTTCTTTCCCCAGAATAGTTTACCTGGCCACCACATGTGTCGTTCCTCCTCTCTATTTAACTATAAGCACTAGTATGCTTATAATCGTATATCCCAGCACTAGGGCAGTTGTTATGTACCTAATGTTGAAATCGTTTCTGTTCCACTTTTTATTCATTTCTTTATTGAACTTATAAATCTGTTCTTGAAATACTAATATAAACAAAAACTTTAAAACTGTAAATATGCCCGTGGTTAGAATAATTGAAAATCCAGCTAGTTGGTATAATGCTATCGCTGTTGCTCCTTCTATTATTATCTTAACCATCATCATGGCTATTAATGTTATTATGTCACTCATTCCTGTTTTGTCTTTGGTTAAGTAATTAATCAAAATTAAACTTATGTAAATAAATAAAATGTAAGTGTATAACTCGGTGCTTCTTAATAGGATATTTACTGCTGTTGCTATCGTGAAAGCTAATAAATAACCTATTGTGCTTTTCCCCTTTTTTGCTACCTTCATAAATAATGCGTAGTATAAAATTTCAAATATTAATACTGCTATTCCCATTTTTTATTTCCCCCTGCTTTTTTATTGCGGATCTAGTATAATCCCCACTCTGCGAACTTTTCAAAGCCTCCAACGCTTTTTATGTATTCTCTGGCTTCTTCTACTATTTCTTCGTATGGTTTTCCGTCTATTGTTTCATCTCCAATAGCACAGTTTAGTTCTACTACTTCTCCTGTTTCTTGAGCTTTCCTGAATGCGTAGATATTTACGCTTACGTCAGCTTTCGATAGGTCTTTTCCGTGTAGTCCTCCTCCTGTTACGCTTTGTGCCATGTCGCTTCCTAGTTTTCTGTTTGTTGCTCCTGCGTCTACGTTTGGACCGCCAGTCCAGTCTCCTATTGGATTTACTATTACTTCTGGTCTTGCTCCTTCGAACATTTCTTTTAAGTGTTCGCTGTTTGCATTGCTTTGGCAGATTATTAGCTTATCATCTGTTAGTATGTACTTTCCGTCTTTTGGAATAATTCCATAAATTGTGCGTGCTATTTCACTTATTTCTTTTTCGTTTTCTGTTAATGGTACGCCTTTGAATATCCCGTTGTCTCCGCATCTAATTTTTCCGTCTTGGTTGTTTGCTAGGTGTTCGTCTTGTTTTACGATTCTATAATTTCCTGTTATGAATTCGTCTTCTGTTATTCTCTTTACGATTTCATGTATTTCTGCTTCTGTTATATCTTCGCTGGTTTCTACTATTACGTTGCACTCTTCGTGTCCTAGTAATACTTCCACTGCTATTTTTGGGTTTTCATTTAATCTGTACGCTAGGTCTACTATTGCTCCTGCGATTCTATCTGCCACTTTGTCAGGGATGTGCAGGATTTACTTTCTCTATCATAAATTCTTACCTTCCTTCTTTCTATATTCCCATTGTTCTGTTATTTTATATGGTTTTATCTTGAAATAAACTCTTACTATGTTAGTCCATCGTTGAACGCTCCAGACTTCTAGCTGCTTCTTATGTCGCTCACCTATCTTCTGGATCTTCTTTATAATGTTTTCTACTGTGAAGTCTTCGAATGTTTCTATTTCGTAGTATCTCTTTACGAAGTCTAGCCTCTTGTATCTTTTGTGTCCCATTTCTCCCAGGGTTATTGCTATTCCCTTTTTAGCCATCGCTATTGAAAGGTCGAAGCATTCGAATGCACTTCCGTATGGATCTAAATCTATAAAGTCGTATTTTTGTCCTTCTGCGTATAATTTGCATAGGCATTTTAGTGCGTCCATATTGTAATCAGCCTCATATTGCCTGTTTTTATCGTTTCTGGTGGTTTTTAGTTCCTGGTACTGTAAACTGTCCCCACAGTATAAATCGAGGGCTGTAATGGGCTTTATTTCGTCTATAAACGCCTTATTGGCTTTTTCTTTGGCTTCTAGATGGTGTCGGTTGTACCCTCCTCGCTCCTTCCATAGCCTTTTTACCTTTATTGAAGTCGATTCTGGGCTTCTTCCTACTGATTCAGCTATTTGGTTGTAGCTGTACCCGTCTTTCTTCATTTGAAGTACCCAGTCGCATTCTGGTTCGGTCCATCTTCTGGTCTCGGTTTTTGATATGCCGTTCCCTTTTATTATTTCGCCTTTATACTCTTCTGGCATTCTTGGTATGTTATCCATTTATCTTTTTTGCTTTCTCGCCTGTGAATGTTTCCCAGCGGTTTATTATAACGTCTACGTATATTGGATCATATTCCATCGTGTAGCACTTTCTTCCTAATTGCTCGCATGTCATTAGTGTTGAACCTGAACCGCCGAATAAATCAAGCACCGATTCGCCTAGCTTTGAAGAATTCTTTATCAATCTCGCCATTAGCTTTACTGGCTTCATTGTAGGGTGTAAATCATTAACGCTTGGCCTGTCTTCGTTTATTATCGTAGTGCTTATCTTGTCGCTGTATATTTCTTCTAGTAAGGCTTGCATTTCTTCTTTCTTCATTTTCTTTATGTCTGGCTTTTTGTCTTCTATCACTGTTGTTTGTTTTCTGTCGTCTATAAAGTAATGGCCTGCTCCGTCTTTCCACCCGTATAGGCATGGTTCGTGCTTCCATTGGTAGTCTTGTCTACTTAATACTAGCGAGCTTTTATTCCATATTAGTTCTTGTCGAACGATTAAATCGTTGTTATTTAGTGCTCGTTCGAAGTTTATGTGTTCTCTGCTTGCAAACCAGATATAAAATGCTCCGCCTTCTTTTAACGAGTTATTCATGCATTTGAATGCTTTAGTTAGAAAATCTAGGAATTGCTCGTTACCCATGTTGTCGTTTTCTATTGTCATTCCCTGGCTGTTTGAAATGTTTACGTTGTATGGTGGATCTGTTACCACTAGGTCTGCTTTTGCTCCGTGCATTAGCTTTTCTACGTCTTCTTCGCTTGTCGAGTCTCCACACATAAGATAATGGTTTCCTAGTTGGTATATCTCTCCTGGTTTACTTTTTGCTTCCTTTGGTGGTTCTGGTACTGCGTCTTCTATTAGTTCCACTTCTGGTTCTTCTTCTATATCGAAGTCAAATCCTAGTTCACTCATGTCTAGGTCAATTATACCTTCTAATTCGTCAGCTAACTTTTCAAAATCCCAGGTAGCATATTCGCTTACCTTATTGTCTGCTAATCTAAAAGCTTTTATTTGCTCTTCTGTTAGGTCGTCAGCCATTATTGTTGGTACTTCTTCCATGCCTAGTTCTTTTGCAGCTTTGAGTCTTGTATGTCCTGTTACTATTATGTTGTTCTTGTCTATTATAATTGGAACTTTAAATCCAAATTTTTTTATTGATTCCGCTACGTATTTTACTGCTTCTTCGTTGTTTCTTGGATTATTCTCATATGGTATGATTTCGTCCACTCTTCTGTTTATTATTTCCATGTTATTTCCCTTCTAATAAATTAATCAGCGTCAAACTCGCACTTCCGCAAACTCACGCCTTTATAAGTTTTTCGAGTAAGTAAATAAAGAACAAAATATTGTACACTATGAATAATTTTTTGTGTGTGATTGTTTGAAGTGCTTTTATGGTTTTTATTCTTCTGTATCAATTACTTTTATTGTCCTGAATTTGCCAGGTTCGTATGTTATCTTCCCTGCTTTTACAAGTCCTTCTATTCTAGCTTTCGCTGTTGCTGGGCTTGTTACTCCTAGCATGCTTCCTATCTCTCTTACTGTTGGAGGATATCCATGCTCTTTTATAAACTTATTTATTACTTTTAGTGTTTCTTTTTGTGTTTCTGGTTTCATCTTTCGCTCCCCATTTTACTAAATAATTTAATTTTAAATTTTCGATTTTTGCATCTTGTTTTATACAGTCAGCTGCAAAGTTTACTAAATTCATTATTATTACTCCTGCGTCAATTCCTAATATTGAACTATTTAATTTTAAGTTTTTAAAAGTAAATAAATTAATAATCATTATTATTAAATTTATAACGCATACTATTATTGCTGCTCTATTTAATATTGCGGTTACGTCTACTTTTTTATGCGACTTTGCGAATTTATAAAGCATTTCTTTTGTATGTCTTTCACTGGTTAGTATTGGTTGTGAACCGTCTTCCATCCATCCTGGGTACTTCTTGTATAACTTCCATGTTCCTGGTGTTAGGTTTTCATGTAAATTATACGATTCGAATAAGTGATACTCTTCTGGATCTAGTAATTCTCTTATTTTAGTCATTTCTATTTTTTTCATGGTCTCGTTTCTCCTTCTTTTTGTCTTCTCTGTGTATTCTGTGTGATATCATGCTGTCATAGTTAGTGCACTTTCTACACTTGGTTCTGTATTTGGTGTGTTCTTTATTTGCCCACGCCCAGTATTCTGGTGTAAGTGGTTTTGTTTCTCCGCAATAATAACACCATCTTTTTTCTTCCATTATAATTCTCCTAGCTCTTTTATTCCTACCATCCATTCTGGTGGTGTTGGTAGTTCTTCGTTTATCGGTCTCCATATGTGTAAGCAGTATCTATGGTTGTTTACGTATTCACTTTTTCTAGGGTGGTATTCTACGCATGCTTCTTCGTCTTCCCAGAATATTTCTTTTAATTTGCACATTTGCTCCCATGTAGGTAGTTTATTTGGTGTTGAAACGCTCAAGTGTTCCCAGCCACCTCCCCATGAAAATATAAAAGTTAGCCACTTTCTTGTTGTGCTGTCGAAGTATTCTCCCATAAATCCATAATCATCTCCAGCTAACACTTTTATGTTTGCTGTTGCTTTTATCTCTTCTGGTTTTCTCATTTTAATTGTGCCCCTATCTTGTTTATTAATTCTGTTATTTTATCTACTGTTTCATCGTATCTTCCGTGAAACAGCTTTTCTGCTATGTATCCTGGTGCTTTTTCTCCTAAGTTGAAACCGAACGCCCCGATTCCTATAATGCTTACGAATAAATCGCCAGCTCGCATTCCCCTTTGATGGCATCCTTCACTTATTACTTCTTTGTAAGTAAATAAAATATCATAGTGTGTCATTTCGTTGTCCGTCCACCCTATGAATACGCTTTTGCCTTCTTTTAGGTGGTTTGCTATTTCTCTGTATGTGTCTTCCCCATTTATAATCTCTGAGTAATTGTCTTTATTCATTTCTAGCTCCTTTATCATTTTTAATAATTTATGAATGAAGTGTCCTTTGGTTCTGTTTCTTACTCTAGTCCAGCAATTGAAGCAAGTTATTACTTCTTCTTCTGGATCTAAATAAAGCAGGCATTTGCACTTAGGGCACCTCTGTGAATTATTTTCTCTTTTATTACCCATGTTCCCTCTCTTGCTTTTTATAGTGCGTCTCTCTTGCTGTATTCTCTTCCTATTTGGTTTTCTATTAGTCTTAGTTGTAATTTTATTGAATTAATGGCTTCTAGGTTTGCTTGGTATACTGCTTGAGCTACGTCTCGCTTGTATCTCAAGTCTGCCACTTCTGGTATTCCGTAGCATGTCTTGTCTATCATTCCTATTGCCATTCCTTCATCTCTTAATTTTAAGCATTCAATTCGCAGCTTCACTTTGTAGTGTCGTTCTGCTTCTGCGTATTCTGTTCCTGATATTCTTAGTTGTTTTATGCTTTTCTCCAGGTCTTTTATCTTATCCTGGAGCTCATTTAATAAGTCCATGGCTTACCTCCTTAGAAGGGAAGTTCATCATTAGATAATTCTATCTCGTCTTGGCTTATCGACCTTACTGATTCTTCTTTTTCTTCTGCGTCAGCTCTTTTTGTGTTTAAGAATTCTATTCTATCGGTTACTACTGAATAGTAAGTCGTTCTATTGCGATTCTCGTCTTCTTTTACGTATGGTTTTAGTTTTCCTTCTATTCCTATTAGGTCTCCTTTGTGGACGTATTTGTGTAATAATACTGCTCTTTCTCCGTATGCTGTAATGTTTATAAAGTCTGTTATTGGTTCTCCATCTGCGTTCTTTCCGTCATTTACTGCTAATGAGAACATTACGCTGTCTTTTCCTGTTGCTGTGGATCTAAGCTCTAAGTCCTTTGTGGTTCTTCCTGTTAGTGTTATGTGGTTCATTATTCTTCCTCCTCTGTTTCTTCAAATGTTAACCAGAATATTGCTTCTTGTAATTTTTGCACTGCTATTTCTATCTCTCTTGTTTTTTCTATGTTGTTTTCTGATAAAAATACAGCTACACTCGTTAGCGAGTCGTTTATTATTTTTATTTGGTCTCCTGTTAGCATTTTTATTCCTCCTATTTTTTTAGCTTCTTTTGGTGTTGTTTTAAAACTTCCACGTTGCTTTTGTAGTTTTCTTCGTTTAAAAAGTGCCATAGGTTATTAATTAATTCCATTTTATCTATGGTGTCTATGCTTGCGTCTTCCAAGCTGTTTATAATTATTTCTTTTGCTTTTTGTAGGCTTTGTTTATTCATCTTCTATCTCCCCTAGTATCAAGTTGCACTGTGCCATTACTCTTTCATCGTCAGTATAAGTTTGTATTAACTGAACGTGTCTTTTTATTCTTTCTTTCTTGTCTGTGTTGTTTATAATGTCTATTATTTCGTTTATTTTATTCTGCGTTGCTATTAGGCCGTCTGTGTATGGTATTAACTTTTCTATTTCTTTCTTTTCTTTGTCCATGTTTCTTCTCTCTTTTCTATCTCGTCTTGGCATATACTAACATCTCCATGGTTTATTGTACCTAGGACTATGTATCTGTCGTAGTCCTGGTGTTTCTTTATAATCCTAGGTAGTTCTTCCTCCATGTCTTCTATTGTTTTTGCCTTTAGTGTTTGCGGTCCTATGTAACCGCCATCGTATTTAATGAAATAAACTCTTATGTTGTCGTATGTGTTTTCCATACTGCCTCCCCCTGGTATTTATTATTCTTTTGGTGTTGTAATTAAAATGTAGCCAGCTCTTCCTTTTTTAACTACTTCCTCACAGTATTGGTTATACGTTTCTTCTTGCTCTTCTTTGAATTTCTTTTCGTTGAATTTCATTTCTGTTGTATCTGGCTTTTCTTCTACTCTAGTTACTTGCGTTCCGTTTGGTGTAATCCATTTCTTTAGGCCTTCTTTTGTCATGGCTTCGTATAATTGTTTTTTAACTTTGTCTCTTTCTGCTTCTATGGCTTTGTATTCTGCTAGTCTGTTTTCTAGTACTGCTAATGCTTGCCATATTGTCTTTATGTCTTCTGGTAGTAAGTCTTCTTCTGTAAGAAGTGGATTCTCTTTTAATCTTTCTACGTCTTTTCTAAATTTATCAATTGCAGCTTCTATCTCTTGGCATAGGTCTTTGTAATCATCTATGTTTATTCCGTATGTTGTTAGTCTTGCTGGTTCGAATTCTTCGTTGAAATCTTCAGGTCTTTCATATACGGCTAGTATGCCTTCTTTTACTTTGTAGTTCATCATGTAAAATAATAATTGAACTAGATATACTTTGTAATCTTCTAGCTTCTCATGGATCTGAGAAGTTGTTTTTATTTCTAGTATTGTATCTCCGTCATATCCGTCTACGTGGCATCTTACGTCTCCGTTTATTAACTGGTCTTCTTTGAATTCTTCTCCTGGTCTTGGTTCATTTATGTAAGCTCTTATCTTTTCTTCCATTAGGTTTCCGTATTCTGTGTATTCGTTTCCTTCGAATTCTTGCTCTTTTATTCCTGCTTTGAATAATAATAAATCGTATCTTGTTGTAAATGGGCTTATTCCCATTATTGCAGCCACGTCTGAGCCTCCTATGTAGGCTTGTCTGTTTTCTTTTACGCTTGCTTGCATTATTTAGCCTCCTTTGTTAACTCATCATATACTTTGTGGTATGTAGCTTCTGTTGTTTCTGGTGTTAAATTATAAGTTTTTGCTACTTCTTCTATGTTCTTATTTTCCTTTTGGCAGTAAAGTATAACCTTTTCTCTCCATGTTGTTTCTTTCTTTGTTTCTTTCTTGTATCCTGATTCTGGGCTTGCTTCTGCGTCTGGATCTGTTCCCGATGCTATTTTATAAGTTTTCATTAATGCATATTTATCTGCGTATGTCATTGCTTTTCCTGGTGCTTTGTCAGCTGAGTCTATTCCGTCTCCGTATGAAATTGTATCGATGTATTCTTCTGGTTTTTCCATGTTTATAAATCTGTATGTTGTCTTTATTCGCATGAATTGGCTTTTTTGTAGTCCGTATTGTGTTTCCTTTTCTACTATGTATTGGTCTACTATTTCTCTGTCTATTGGGAATGAATAAACCTTATGTTTTTCTTCTA